GAAATGACGACAGCCCTGTTTATCCAATCGGCAAATTCTTTGGTGAGCAGGGTTGCTCAGTGGGTTGGAGCCATTCCCCAAGGTGTGGGCATTAATGCCACCGCGTTTAATGCACTGACGGGCGTTATTACCTGCTCTGCCGATCCCACAGCTGCTGTGCTGGTGGGCGACTTCATTGCTTTCAATGTTCGTGGCCCTTACGCGCTGGTGACGGCAATTAGCTCGACCACAATCACCGTTAATGATCCAGATGGTTCGTGGGAAACAGCCACTCTGCCTACTGCTATCCTTAAACTTCCCACGCAATCCACCATCGAAATCTGCAACTCTATTCAGCTTGCAGAACTGAAGATGCGTACGATTGAGCTTCCGGCTCTGCGCAGCAATCCGTATGACCCGGTTGATCCCAGCATTCTGGTGACAGATGAGCAGGGTTTGGCACCGATTCCGGCGGACATGTGCTTTCCCATTCTGTTCTTTCAAGAGTCTCCGCCGTCCAATCAGCCCCCGGGAGCTACTGGCCTTGGCCCTTGGATTATTTATGACCGAGTGGGTGACCGCGAGATTATTCGCCGTCGCATGATTGACCAGCTTTACGTGCGTCCGTTCGGGGTTCCCCGAGTGATTCGTGCGTCTTTCTCGGAAGTTGGTCCCAATTATGTGTTTACACCCACACCCGGCAATGATGTGGTGATCAAGGCTTATTACCAGCGTACTTTCCCGTTCCTTTTTAGCCCGACCTCAGACCCGCTATATCCCATTGTTCAAAACAATGCGATTCTGTCTTCCTTCCCTGAAGGCTACATGTACGGCACTTTGTGGGCGTATTACGACAAAAATAAAAATATTGAAGAAGCGCAAAAGTGGCTGGGCCGCTTCGATGATGCTTATGGCCTAATTGAAGACCAGAACTACAAAGGCAAGTGGCGTGGTGGCGACCAGCATCTGACCTCTGAATTCCAGCCCCGCGTGTATCGCTACAGCTTCAAGTGAGTTAAAACATGGCAACTAGCGGCCTTTATGGAAGCAGTACCGGTGGCGCAGTTCCGGTTACAGCGGGCGCTGAAACTAGCGGCCTATACGGAACCAGTACAGCCGGTGTTGTTCTTGCCGAACCTAGTGCTGAAACCACTGGCCTGTATGCAAATACGGTGCGCTTTGGAGTAACTGGGCCTACTGGTCCGACTGGACCTATTGGTCCGACTGGTCCTACCGGGGCTACTGGTCCTACTGGAGCACAAGGTATTCAGGGGGTTACAGGCCCTACCGGTCCTACGGGCGCTCAGGGCATTCAAGGCGTCACCGGTCCAACTGGTCCGACCGGAGCTCAAGGCATCCAGGGTATTTCGGGCCCTACAGGACCTACTGGTGCTCAAGGTATTCAAGGCATCACTGGTCCGACAGGTCCGACTGGCGCACAAGGCATTCAAGGACCTACTGGTCCTACCGGTGCTACGGGTTTGACGGGCGTTACAGGACCCACTGGTCCGACGGGTGCAGCTAGCACTGTTGCGGGTCCTACTGGACCGACTGGCAGCACTGGTTTGACTGGTCCGACCGGACCAACAGGTGCTACTGGCGCAACTGGAGCCGGCGGCTCTTTGGGTTACTGGGGTTCGTTCTGGTCTACTGCCACTCAAACTCCGGCGGCAGCGAACACGGACTATTCCATCACTCTGAATAATGCCGATACTGCCAACAATGGTGTCAGCGTGGTGTCCGGTAGCCGAGTGACGTTTGCCAATGCAGGCGTTTATAGCCTGACATTCTCGCTGCAGTTCACGAACTCTGATACGCAGATTCATGATGCCAATGTTTGGCTGCGCAAGAATGATTCGGGCAGCACAGGCGATATTCCTGACACTGATAGCAAATTCAGTATTATTGCCAGTCACGGTGGCGTGCATGGCAACGTAATTGGCACTGTCAATTTTGTGTTGTCTTTGGAAGCCGGTGATTTTATTGAGATGGTATGGTCAGCTACTGACACTGCCCTTTCTCTAGAAACTATTGCAGCTGGCACAACTCCGACATCGCCTCGCGTTCCTTCTGTGGTGTTTACCGCGACCCAAGTGATGTATACCCAATTGGGTCCCACAGGCGCTGTTGGCCCCACTGGTCCGACTGGAGCTACTGGAGCCACTGGTTTGACGGGTCCCACAGGCCCGACCGGCTCTACTGGAGCCACAGGTTTTACGGGTCCTACAGGACCTACTGGGGCCACTGGAGCAACCGGTCTTACCGGGCCAACAGGTCCGACTGGTGCCGCTTCTACAGTGGCTGGTCCTACGGGTCCGACTGGTCCTGCAGGTAGCGGCAGCAACGTCGCTATTGCAGACGAAGGCACGACGCTTACCAGCGCGGTAAGCAGCATGAACTTCACCGGCACTGGTGTTACGGCCACTGCGGTTGGTAGTGCTGTGACTGTCACCATTCCTGGTGGCGGCAGCTCGACGATTACGAACGATACCAGTACTGCTACTAGTGTTTATCCGCTGTTTGCCGCCACTACATCTGGCACGGCAACGACGATCTACACCAGCAATGCAAACTTGCTGTACAAGCCCAGCACCGGTGAATTGCAAGCGCTGGAACTGGTAGCGCTCAACGGCCTGATCGTGAACTCGCAAACTGTTTCGGTCAATTACACGATTCCCTCGGGATCAAATGCGCACTCTGCGGGCCCAATTTCTGTGGCAAGCGGTATTTCGGTCACTGTGCCCTCTGGCTCTGTTTGGACGGTAATTTAATATGCCTGTAGTCATTAATGGAACCACGGGGGTAAACACTCCCGCCCCTTTGAGCTTGTCGTCGACCACGCTGTCTACAGCTGTGCCGGGCAACTTGGAATATGACGGAAGATTGCCTTACTTTGTGCCGCAGGGTGTGCAACGTGGCGTTATTCCGGGCATGCAGTTTTACCGGTTAGACAGTGCGTTGGCCGGAGCTAACGTCAATACGGCTCAAAACTTGTTTGGTGTCGGAGTAACGCTTAGTTCCTCGACTGTTTACAAATTTGAAGCTGTTTTTGCGCTCAGTAAAGCATCTGGAACAACGTCACACACTTTGAGCGCGTTGTTTGGTGGTACCGCCACCATTAACAACATCATGTGGGGCGCGAGCGGCACATGGTTTGGCACCACTGCGGCGCCTAATGGCTATGCAAGTGCCATTATTGGTGGATTCAGTAGTCCCAACAACAATACTACACAGTTGATGCCCGCTCAAACGAATGCGACGGTATCTATGTGGTTTGTTATGCAAGGCACGGTAAGTATCAATGCGGGCGGAACATTTGCGCCGCAATACATTTTAAGTGCGGCACCCGGTAGTGCATATTCCACGTTAGCCGGCAGTTATTTTTCTATTTATCCCATTGGCGCATCGGGCAGCAACATTAGTGTAGGAGCTTGGGCATGAGCGTCGTAAAGATTCAAGGAAACGTATCTGGTACCGGTGCCTTCACTATTGCTGCTCCCAACAGCAACAACAACCGCACGATGACGCTGGCTGATACAGACGGCACCATCTATATTGCCCCGGGTAACGGCATTCAGGTGTTAGCTGCTGGTGTTCCTGTGGCACGTACTCTGACTGCTGGAACAGGCATTACGATCACTAACGGAGACGGCTCTGCGGGAAACCCCACTATTGCTGCCACAGCAACCGCACCAACCACCGCGCAAGTGCTCAGTGCAACAGCGGGCCTTACTGCTGGAGATGTGGGCAGTTATGGCTTCTTTTACCAAACCACAGCAAGCACTTTTACAGCAGGCTCCACAACATCTGGCTCCAACTTACGTTGGATGGGTGTGGGTGTTTTTGGCGGCTATGGAAGTTCCGGTACTCCAGCCGGAACTTGGAGATGTCTAGGTTATGCAGACGCTAGCAACCAAGCGACTTTATGGCTGCGTATTTCTTGAGGTCGCATTATGCAAATCATCGTCACTTCTGTTTCCAACCCCTGCTGGGCCCACGAAGCGCAAACGCTTATTAATTGCGAAATTACAGTCGAGCAATATCCCGGCGAGGTTCTCCCGTTTACCGCTGACTCAAGCGACACCACCGAATACGGCCCACAGATTTATGCTGACTGTGTTGCGGGGGTGTACGGCCCCGTTGGCGAGTATGTACCTCCTCCTCCTCCTGCGGCTGCGCTGAACAAAGCTGCGGCTGAACGCCGACTCCAAGCCACTGATTGGGTTAATGAGCCTGATGTGTACGATCCTGCGCGTAATCCACATTTGCTAAATAGAGACGTTTTCTTGGACTATCGTTCATGGTGCCGCAACATCGCAGTGAATCCCGCTGCCGGTAACCTTGACTGGCCGACTGAGCCTACTGCCGTGTGGAGCCAAGCATGAGTCAAGTAAAAGCTAATTCCTACTACGACACCTCTGGCGGCAGCAATGCTGTCCTGTACGGTGTTGCTGCTCCTCCCAACTCCATGGGGTTCCGCAACCGCATCATCAACGGTGATATGCGGATTGACCAGAGGAATGCTGGGGCGAGTGTTACTCCCAGTGGCGGCTCTTACACTTTGGATCGCTGGAGTGGACAGACAAGCCAAACTGGCAAATTTTCTGTTCAGCGTAATGCCGGTTCTGTTACACCCCCCGCAGGCTTTACAAACTATCTGGGCGTCACTTCGCTGTCTGCTTATTCGGTGACAGCAACGGACTATTTCAACGTCGCTCAAAACATTGAGGGTCTTAACGTAGGTGACCTTGGCTGGGGCACAGCAAACGCGCAGCCCGTGACTATTTCTTTTTGGGTGCGTTCTAGCTTGACGGGGACTTTTGGTGGCGCTCTGAATAATAGCGGTGCTTCGCGTTCTTACCCGTTCACCTACCCAATCAATGCCGCAAACACTTGGGAATACAAGACTCTCACTATTGCTGGTGACACTACCGGAACTTGGTTGACCGACACCGGAATCGGCATTACCGTTACGTTTGGTCTGGGTGCGGGCGCTACCCGCAGCGGTACTGCTGGCTCGTGGGCATCGTCTTGGTTCCAATCCGCAACCGGCGCTGTTTCCGTAGTCGGCACCTCTGGAGCCACCTTCTACATCACCGGAGTCCAACTGGAAGCCGGTACTTTCTCCGTCGCGCCTCCGTTTGAGCGTCGGCCGTATGGGCAGGAGTTGGTGCTGTGTCAGCGGTATTATCAGACCAGCGGCGGGGAAGTTGTGGGAGCTACTAGCGGAACCGCTGTTGCAATGCTGACAAACGGGTCTGATACGGGTAACTGCCGAGGCGCTGTCCGTTTCCCAGTTTGCATGCGCGCAACCCCTACTGTGACACTATTCAATAACGAAACCGGAGCGTCAGGCGGAGTAGTGCAAAACGGTGTGGGTTATCTCACGAACTGTGTGGCGGGCGCTGTTTCTGTTGGCGGCTTTGGCGCTTACCAAAACAATAACAACAATTATCAAACCTCTGTCCGCTTCATCACAGCTTTTTATTTTGCCTCTGCGGAGCTTTAAGAATGTATCAACTCGTCATAAGCTTTATCACCGGGAAAGTTGAAAGTGTTTTGCGTTTAAGCGACATGGCTTGCATCCCCTTCGACCCCGCCAACAGCGACTATCAGGAATACCTGAAGTGGCTGGAAGAGGGGAATACACCGCTGCCTGCGGACGAGTAAAATGGTATAATTCAAAGCATGAATATAAATGCTTTGAAATCTTTACTTTTTTACAATTCCGGCACCGGACAGTTTTACTGGATTGCCAAGGGCAAGGGGCGATGCAAAAACAAAGAGGCTGGCACGCTTTTGCATAGCGGTTATGTCGGAATTTGCATAGGCGCTAAACGTTGGCAAGCGCATCGATTGGCTTGGGCTTTGCATTACGGTAAGTGGCCAATCAATCAAATAGATCACATCAACGGCATTAAAACTGACAACCGAATTGTCAATTTGCGAGAAGCGACTAACTCGCAAAATGGTAAAAATTTGGGGTTGTCTAAAGCCAATACTTCTGGCGTGAAGGGTGTGTCTTTTGAAAATTACACAAAAAAATGGAAAGCCTATATTCGCGTGGATGGGCAAATGATCAATTTAGGACGTTTTGCAGATATTGCCCTTGCGATTGCTGCCCGCCAATCTGCCGAAAAAATGTATTTCAAAGAATGGAATAGACAATGACCCTTAAGATTGCTGTTGCCGCCATTTCCAAAAATGAAGCGCAATTTGTACGTCGTTTTTGTGAGTCCGCCAAAAACGCAGATTTAATCTCAATTGTAGATACTGGCTCGGATGACGATACCGTTGCCATTGCCAAAGAATGTGGCGTAGACGTTCACGAAATATGCGTCACGCCTTGGCGTTTTGATCACGCACGTAATGCCGGATTGGCTCTTTTGCCCAAAGACGTGGATGTTGTAATCAGCCTAGATTTGGATGAAGTGCTTGAACCGGGTTGGCGAGAAGAAATTGAACGAGTTTGGGTAAAGGGAGAAACTACTCGACTACGTTATAAATTTGATTGGGGCTGTGGCATTTCTTTTTACTACGAAAAGATTTTTGCCAAACACGGTTACTCATTCCATCATCCGGTTCATGAGTACCCCCGGCCTGATGGACGCATTACAGAGGTCTACGCTCACACGGACATGCTGCTGGTCAGCCACCACCCGGACCCCACAAAGTCTCGGGGCCAGTACATGCCCCTGCTGGAGCTTGCGGTCAAAGAAGACCCATACTGCCCGCGCAATGCGTTTTATTACGCCCGGGAACTGACCTTTTACGACCGTTGGGAAGAGGCTATTACGGCCCTTAATCGCTATTTGGCTATGCCAGAAGCCAATTGGGCCAATGAGCGGTGCTATGCCATGCGTTTGCTGGGTAAGGCCCATGATGAGCTAGGCAAGCCTTGGGAGGCCCTGAAATGGTACCGTTTGGCAGTGGCTGAAGCCCCAGGCACCCGAGAGCCTTGGGTGGACCTGTCTTTGGCCTGCTATCGCCTGTGCATGTGGGCAGAAAGCTATGCAGCTGCCAAATCTGCGCTACAGATCACCGATAAGGCTTTGGTATACACAATGGACCCGGCTGTGTGGACTGAAAAGCCGTGGGATTTGGGTAGTATTGCGGCATGGAATTTGGGCCTAAAAGACGAAGCTATCCAGCTATGCCGGGAAGCCTTAAAATTTGCCCCAACTGACTCCCGACTATTAAATAATTTGGCTTCAATGACGGAGCAAACCACGGTGGACTGATATGTCTGATTACCAACGAATCCGCACTCCTTTTGTGGGCATGTCCTTTACCCCGGATGTGCCCAGCAATGCTTTGGCTCCTAATGAGTACAACAGCGGCTATAACGTGGAAGCGGATGTTCGTGGTATCAAGAAAATCTTTGGTGAGCAGGAAATCCTGACGGCAGTTCCCAATACCGCCATTTTCATGGAAGGCGGTTTTCGCAATCAGGTAACTTGGAATTACATTGTTGCGACCCGGGATAGCTCCAGCCATGGCCGCTGGTATCTGGTGGGCACTGCAGGTGTTACCAACATTACTCCGGGCGTGGGTGCCAATCCCAGCGTGTATCTCACGGGTTACACCGAAGACCTCAATATCACTACCTCTTGGGTGGGGGGTGTGTTTTTTGTAAACGACACCCTGAACAACCCCATGTATCTGCTGCCTACTGCCACTGAAATGGCGGTAACTCCGGATGCGCAGTGGAACTACGATGTGGGCTCCACTAAAACGGTGGCTGGTTTTGTGCGCAACTATTGCTCTCCTAATGTGGGCAATATTTTGATTGCGGGCAACATCACCAAGACCATCAGTGGCGTGGATACCAATTTCCCGACCACAGTACGTTGGTCTCAATCTTTTGCCAACACGGGGATTCCGTCGACATGGGAGCCCACGCTGTCCAACGTGGCCAACGAGCAGGAAGTTCCTGTGCGTGGACCGCTAGTTGACGGCTTTTTCTTGGGCGCTAATTTCTATGTCTGCTCCTATTGGGATACGGTCGTTTTTTCGCCGATTGCGTATCAGAACAGTACTGCTCCTATCTTTGGTGTACGCCTGCTTAATCAGGGCCGTGGTCTCCTGAACAACAATTGCTGGACCAATACCGATGCAATGGTTTATGGCCTAGATGCCCGAGATATTTGGGTGTTTGACGGTTCTAATTTCACCTCCATTGGTAATCAGCGCGTCAAAGACTATTTCTTCTCCAATCTCAATCCTGATTATTTTGGCCGTGTCTTCATGGTCAACAATACTCAGAAATATCAGATTGAGATTTACTACCCTGATCTGGACAGCCCTGGCTGGTGCAACAAAATGCTGTCCTATCGTTATGACCTGCAAATCTGGAATGCCCCTAAAGACATTGAATATGCCTGCATGGGTACGGAAGGTCCTAAGGTCTCCGATAGCGGCTTTAACTTTGCCTCTCGCACCGTGGTGTATGCCCGGGGTGATGTCGCCGACAGCAAACTGATTCAGACGGCTACCGGGAACTCGTTTATTGATGACGAGCCTATTCCCGCACTGTTTGAACGTACTAACTTGCAGATGGCTACTGCTGACGGCCCCATTCCGTTTAGCTCCAAGATTTACACGCACCGATTGCTCCCGGAAATCTCGGGGTCTGGCAGCATCAATATCACGGTTGGCGGTGCTAACTCTACGGCGCAAGATGCCATTTATGGGCAGACTGGCACGACTGAAATTGTCACCAATACGCCGTGGGTCACTACACAACAAAATAATTTTCGTACGGTAGCGGTCAAGGTGGAGTCCAACGATGCCACCGATACATGGAACCTGACAGCCCTGAACTGGCAGGCTACCGTCGTTGAGGATGCGTTCTAATGCCGTTTGCTCTTGACTCGCAGCCCTCCGTCTCCGAGATGTCGGAGGCGATTAACTATTTGCTGGGCAATTTGGCTCCTGGCCTGAGTGCAAATCCTGATACAGGGCAAATTACCTCGCCCACCGGCAATGTGGTGGCGTATCTGTACAAGTATTTGGCGGTCAAGTACGCGGACAGCTTTGACGGTAGCTTGAACTTCAGCAATAGCCCAACCAACCGGGGCTATTACGGTCTGCGCAATAGCGATGACCCGACAGAGTCGACCAACCCTGCAGACTATGTCTGGTACAAGGTCAGCGGGGGTTTCAGCACCAATAAATTCCTGTTCTACCTGACAACAGGTGGGCGCAGCATTGAAATCTTTGTGGGGCTGGCTGCACCTAGTGTCAACTACAAACAAGATGATGGGTCCAGCATTGATCTGGATTTTGTGACTGCGGCTACTACATCGCCGTCTAATTTTGCGGTCTTGCGTACAGCCAATGATTTTTCGCCGCCGACCAACGCAGAAGTTTTGTCTGCTATTGGTCGACTCCCGATTGACGGCGATTTGTGCATCGTAAATTATGCGGCTGGCACGGCATCGATTCAGTATCGTTATGTCGGTGGTTGGACTGTATTTCAGAAAATCCTGACTGGTGATCTAGTTGTTGCCAATAGCATTACCGGTACAAATATTGCGGCATCTACAATTACCGCCAGCAATATTGCCGCTAGCACTATTGTGACCAACAATATTCAAGTGGGTGCGGTGACGGTATCCAACCAAGGAGCAAGCGGACAAGTTTTTACCGCATTGCCTAGCGCCTTTTCGGACATCACCAACGCGCAATCTGGTTCAGATGTTTCGTTTACCTCTTCTGGCCCATCTGTTCCGGTTTATGTTGCGGCCACGTTTAATTTTGGGGTAAATGCATCTGTGGCCACATGGGGCAGCATTGGTTTTACCGGCAAGGCGGTTATTAATAACATTTCATTTGTCAGCTATGCGCCCACTGAGCCTATGGTGCGTAGTTTTAGTGTTCCTGCAATTATTAATGGCACGGATCGTTCCGCCACGGTTGCCATTACAGTATTTAACCGAATTACAGGATTGGCCGCAGGAACCTACAATTTCAAAATGTTTTATAGTATTTCTGTGCCAACTACATTTGGAACTGGCACATATTATGTAGCAAGTAATATTGCCATCTGGGAAAACAAAGTATGACCATTTGGTATGTTTATTATTACCGAGAAAATGGGGCAATTACTCGTATTGCCTCATTGCCTCAAGCTATTTTGCCAAATGAAGCCATGCTGGCCTGCGAAAATATTTCGCCGCAAGCTATGCTGGACACTCATTATGTGCATGATGGCATTTTGATAGAAAAGCCGATACAACCTCCGAAATATGATGAGGTTGTTGGCGTTATTGTGGCTAAACGACAAGAATTGCTTTATCAGTCGGATTGGACGCAAATCCCCAATAACCCCCTTACTGCCGAACAACAGCAAGCATGGGCGGTATATCGCCAAGAGCTAAGGGATATTACAATGCAGCCGGGCTACCCTTTTAATGTGGTTTGGCCGACACCCCCCCAAGGATAAATCATGGGCGCATCTACTGCTGGAACCAGTACCGGTCAAATGGCCGATTTTATGCAAAAGCATCCGGATGCTTTGCAGCCGAAAACAACTCAAGCGCCTTCGCAGCCGACGTTTTCTGCGCCCGTTTCGTATGGTCAGCCTTTGCAATATCAGTCGTATGGCAAAGGTAGTCCGTCGGGCAAGGGTGGTTCTAATGTGACTTTCCCCGGTCAATCTGGGCAGCCCAAGATGGGAGTGCCAAATACTTACGCAAACACAATTCAATCCGGCGATAATTCTGGCATGCAGCAGCCTGAATCGCAGATGAAAGGTAAGGGTAGCTAAATGGGATTTAGTTCTGGAAAGGGTTCCTCTAGCGGTTCCCAACAAGTTCAACTGACCCCTGAGCAAACAGAACTGCTTCGGGCGCAAACTTCGTTTTTGACTGGCACGGCTCTTCCGGCCTATCAAAATACTATTGGCATGGCTGCAGGTGCGCTGGGCCAAGCCACTCCCGCTGCACTGAACGCCGCGCAAGGTGCTATGGGCACTGCGGCACGTACTGGCGCGATTCAGGAGGCTGGCGGCACTGGTGCTTATGTGCAGGGCCTGTCGGGTCTCAGCAATCTGTTTAGCGACCAATACAAAAAGCAGCAAATTTCTGCTGCACTGCAACCTGCTCAGGAAGCAGTTCGTGAAGAAATGGCGCAACAAGGTGCGCTTTTTGGCGGTGCTGGTGGCGCTGGTTCTGCCCGGCAAGCTCTGGCGTCTCGCAACCTTGCCAGCCTGTCTGAGGCGCGCCTGGGGAATGTGGCTGCTCAAACTGCTGCCAGCGTGGAAGCCCAGCGTCAGAATGCGGCTAATGCTCTGTTGGCCGCTGGTCAGTCGGGTCTGCAAGGCGCGCAACAGGCTGCTGCCAGCCAAATTGGCTATGCCCAAACCCCGCAAGACCTTGTCAGCAAGTATGCGGCCGTGGTGTATGGCACTCCCCAAGGCAGCACCACTGCCAACTTCCAAGGCACTCAAGGCTCGACTGGTCAAAGCTCCAGCAAGGGTTTTGGCTTTTCCAAATAAAGGAACCTCATGGCTACCGCTCCTTTTGCTAGTGCCGGTTTGGGCATGTGGGGTAAAGATAAAGAGTTTGCTGAAAAAGGCATGGTCGCAAAGCCCAACGGCAACAGTCTTGCGGGCCTGCTAGCCTCTTTGTTTGTTAAGCCCACAAATCCTTACGCCCTGCAAGGCGCTGCGGTTCCTGGCGCTGCCGGACAAGGTGTTGCACCTCCTGCTGTGCCCGGTGGTATTGGCATGAATCCGGCCCGGCGCAGTGGAATGGGCCTGACCTCCAGCACCGGCCTGCAAGCCCCTGCCGCTCCTATGCTGGGAGCGCCCGCAAACACGGCGGGCGAGATGCCTACAGCGACGGATGGTGCTGGCTTGGACATTAATAACCTGATTGATAGTTTTTGGGGAGCATCCTAATGCCCGCAATTGCACCGCCTACTGAAGAACAAGTTGCAGCCCCGGTGGGCATTGCGCCCACTGCCTCTCCTGTTTCGGCTTCGTCTACTGCTGATCTGCATACCCTTTATGAGGACGCGGTAAACAGCGGCAATCCTGCGGCGATGTATTCCCTGACCGCTCGGGCCAAGGGTACGCCGTATGAAGGCGCAATCCGCAAATCTGCGGAGACAATGAATCGGTACATCTCTGACTTTGAAAAAGATGTGCAGCCGATTAAGGCGGCGGGGGGTATTGGCACTCCTAAGGGCAATATTGCGGCCGCGCAAGTGTATGAAACTATTGCTGATCATCCTGAAAAGGGCCGCGCCCTGTTTGAGTGGCTGATTGGCAATAAGGATTGGAGCCAGTTCATTACTGGTGGCAAGCCGAACACTTCGCTGGGCTATGACCGCAACGGAAAGCAACTAGAGCGTACCGTTAATGAGTTGGGGCAAGTTATTTCTGTCCGTGACGCAACCACACGTCAATTGCTGACTCCTCAGGAGGTGGATGAGCGCGGTGGATTTTTGCCTTCGCTAGAAAATGCGCTTGGCTTTCAACAGCAAAAAGAACTGTCGCGTATTAATACAGCCGCTCATGCGGCATCGACAGAGATGGCTAATCTGGCCGAGGCTGTGGCTCCGGCGCAGCGTGAAGCAGCCAAAGAAGGCGGCGCAATTTTCCGGCAGCTGTACGATCTTGATCTGACGCCGGAGCAACGCAAGCAAATTGGCTTGTTCTCCAGTGAGCAGACTTCCAAGGCAACCAATCGCTCTGCGGGTCTTACCGCGTTGTCGCAAGCCATCAGCAGCGCCGACAACAAAGTAGGCGCAGAATATGCCGAGGCGCTTAAGCCTTTGATCGCGGCGATGGGTTTGAAGGTTGGCGCAGATCGCACTATTCAAAATTCCAGTGGCAAATCTCTCAGCAAAAGTGAGTTGGAGAACCTGCAAAAAACACTGCACGAAGGCACCGAAGCTCAATCTCAATTTACCCGAGATGCCAAGACATTCTTGGAAAACAAGGTCTTTAACAATCTGAAGCCGGAAGAGCGAGCCCTGCTCGGCCGCGCTATGGACCTGCAATTTTCCATTGAAAAGACTAATGCCACGATGGGCGAAAAGCGTCTGCCTTTTCTGAAAAATCCGGCGGCTTTTAAGGTTGGTGATGAATTTAATCGCGCTGAAGCTGGCATGCTTGCAAACGAATTTAATGCCGAAGCAATGGATGCGTATGCAAAGTGGCGCAAGCGTGAACTAGAAAACTACAAGGCCAAAGGTCTTTTGCCTCAGCCCATGGAGCTAGAGGCGGCTTTTGCTCGGTCGGATGAGTACAAAGCCTTGGCGTCTTCGTTTGCGGCTCGCACTAAAGAAATGTTCAATCGCCCGGCTCCGAAGGGTCGTCCTCAGGAGCCTGCTGCTAATACACCTTCTTACGCCGAAACCCGTGCGGCTGAACTTGGCATTGCCGAACCTGCTGCCACAGTCAATCCGAATCTAATGGAACGTCGTCTGAGCCGACCTAAAGCAGCGGTTCCTGCTGCTGCAGCAAATGAATCTTCGACTGGCCTGCTGCCTACCGAAAGCGAAGCAGCTTCTAGTTTTTCTCGAAACATGAAGCGTCCTTCTCTTAATGACCTTCTCAAGAAACATGGAGGCCGCTAATCATGGCATTTGATGCTGATCAGTTCCGCAAAGATGCCGAAGCGGCCGGCTATTCTTCAGAAGTAATTGAGGCAGCTATTGCCAAGCAATCTGGTCGTCCTACTATTGGCCCTGCCGAAAATCAGGGCATGATGGCCGATGTGATGAGCCAGCTTCCCGCAGGCGCTCAAACTTTGCCCAAAGATGCGGAAAAGTATCTTTATGGCGCGGGCGGTCTAGCCGCATTGGGTGGCGCATATGGGCTGTATAAGGCCTATCAAGCTCATCAAGATCGGGCCCTGGACCGGCAAATGAAGCAGCTGCAGATCATGCAAATGCAGCGTGATCTAGGCGTGGCTGCTCCTGTAGCGCCCAATGCTTCGGCGGCGACGGCAGCTGTTCCTCCGACTCCGGGTGTGACTATTAGCGGCGGGAAGGCTACTCCTGAGCAATTGGCAGCATTTGATGCGCAATTTAAAGCCGGTACCGGACAGGCTCCGGCAACGTCCGCCCCGGTGGATCGCAATACTTTGGCGCAACAGCGTATTGCCGCTGGGCAAGCCGCTGGTTTGGGAGTGCAACCTTCTGCTGGGCTTGAGCCCGTCACTCCGCCTATTGCGGAAGGCATGGAAACTACTGAGCAATGGTTGCAGCGCATGGATCAAAAATATGGTCCTCTGCCGACAGAGTCTGCTCCGGCGGTACCTGCCGAAGTGGCGCCTATTGCGGAAGAAGCGCCGCATACAGCTGTGGCTTTGGAAGAAAAGCGGCCCGGTAGCCAAGTGGCTGAGGCGGTAGTTAAGGATGAACTAGTCAAGCCGGAAACGAAAGTGCCCACTGGTGCTGCTGAACCTCCTGCTCGGACTGGCTCTGGTCAGCCCGCCTTTCCGGGCGGTGGTGCAGAACGTGCGCGGATGCCTCGCGGAGGTGAATTTGCTTCTGCTGCAGATGTGCCCAAGAGCATGGCCTTTGTACCGGGGGCTCAGTACTATGATTCTCTGGCTAACGCAATTCGCAGCCGTCCTGCGGCTCAGGCGGTCGTTCAGCAATATGGTCGTTATCCGGCCTCGGATGCGGAAGCTCGGTCTTGGGCGGCGGATTATTTGAAGTCCACTGGCGCTCCGACCCGTGAGACTATGCTGGCGGAAGGTAAAAAGCCCGACACCGTTACCGGCATCTTTAAAGAAATCGGCGCAAATAAAAAGAAACTGGCCAAGATGGGCGGTGTGGCTGGTGCGCTGGTTTCAATCGCTGATTTGGCCAACGCTAAAACCACGGAAGAAAAAATGAATGCTGGCCTGGGTGTGCTAGGAGCAATTGTTCCGCCGGGTCTTGATGTGTTGCCTGCTGGTGCCCCCACCGTACCGCAAGCGCGCATTGAAGAATCTGCTCTGCTGGGCAGTCCATATGCACAAACAGAATGGGCAAAATATATGCGTCTGCGTGAACGAGCGGGTGCTGGCCGTGGCCTTGTGAATCCGAGGTAAATATGACACCCGAAGAACGCGCACAACTTATTGCCGACATTACAGCTGCTCTGAAAGCGGCACAACAGGCAGAACTTACCGACGAAGAACGTCAATGGGTCCGTCTTGCTATTGAAGCTGAAGCGCGCAAGATTCGTTTTCGGGATGCTGTTATTGAGAAAAGCCTGACTGGCCTAGTGTGGGCCGTTATTGTTGGGGCTGGTTATGTGTTTTTGGATTTCCTTCGTAACCACGGACTGAAGGTTTAGCATGGCACTTGATCCTGTAACTGCTGCTCTGGACATTGGCGGCAAGCTCATTGACCGCCTGTGGCCTGATCCCACGAAGGCGGCAGAGGCCAAACTGGAACTGCTGAAGATGCAGCAATCCGGCGATCTGGCCTTGATTACTGGGCAGCTGGAAATTAATAAGGCTGAAGCCGCAAACCCCAATTGGTTTGTAGCCGGATGGAGGCCTTACATCGGTTGGATTTGCGGAACTGGTCTTGCGTATCAGTTTCTGGTCTATCCGATTCTGGTGGCCTTCGAGCCTAAAATTGTCCAGCTGGACATGGGCACATTGATTACCCTGCTGACCGGTATGCTGGGCCTTGGCGCTATGCGTACTTATGAAAAGTTCAACGGAGTTGCTGCTCGGTGAAAGAGAATTGGCAAGCTGCACTTTCTGCAGTGCTGCAACATGAAGGTGGTTTTGTAAATGATCCCGACGACCCAGGTGGCATGACCAATCTGGGTTGCACAAAAACCACATGGGAAGAATGGGTTGGCCATCCGGTTACCGAAAAGGTAATGCGCAGCCTTACCTCCTTCGATGTAGAGCCTTTGTATAAACGCCGGTACTGGGAAAAAGTACAGGGGGATGCCTTGCCATCCGGTATCGATTACTGCTGCTTTGATACCGCCATTAATAGCGGCCCGGGAAGGGCAATAAAACTGCTTCAGGGCTGTCTTGGCGTAGCGGTTGATGGGTCACTAGGTCCCAAGACCTTGGCGGCTGTAAACGCCTCTAATCAAGCTGTACTAATTCAGTCTTACTGCGAGGCTCGATTGAGCTTTTTGCAGGACTTGCCGACATGGAAGGTGTTTGGCAAGGGGTGGGGTCGCCGGGTCACTGAAGTTCAACAAACAGCCCTTAAGATGGCGAAATGAAAAACGCTCCTAATCCCCAGCAGGCGCAATTTTTTGACCGGTGCATGGTGCATTGGCAGCAAGTATTGCATTTGGGGGATTGGCGAGTGGAGCGGGGGCGTAAACCTGCGGGTAAGCAGGCAATGGCCTCGGTCGAGTTTGATGAGGGTGCCAGATTGGCCACTTATCGCCTGGGTGACTTTGGTGGTGAAGTCATTACAGATCAGTCGCTGGACACCACTGCGCTGCATGAATCTTTGCACATTTTGCTGCACGATTTGATTGCTACTGCGCAAAACAAAAGCGCCGAGCCAGAAGCCTTAGAGGCAGCAGAGCATCGGGTAATTAACATCTTGGAACGGGTGTTAGCCCGCAAACTATGATCGACCCGAATCTTGCCTCATATGCGACTGTTCGCCAGTTGGAATATCTAGAGGCAATTGATAAATGCGGCAGCACTAGAGAAGCTGCTATTGCGCTCAAAATCAATCGCCGTACGCTCCAGCGATCCATGGAAATGCTGCGCATCAAAGCAGCTAGATCGGGATATGCCCCTGAGTACAACATGACGCATATGGCCGCTCCCGGCTTTCGCGTCAAGGGCACCAGCACCTACTACGATGAGTCTGGCACCCCGAAGGGTCAATGGGTCAAGACCACCGAGGACGCGGCGCAAAGAGATCAGGCCATCAGGGATGCATTTGCGGCGATGGCGGATGATCTGCCCCGGCTAACCCCCACACCTAGTCCTACTGTTACCAATACTCAGCTGGCCACCCTGTATACCCTTACAGACTGCCATGTGGGCATGCTATCTTGGGGACGGGAGACGGGTGCGGACTGGGACCTTGACATTGCTGAAGCCACCCTTGTCGGTTGTTTTGAGCAAATGATCCATGCTGCCCCTCCTGCAACAACTGGGGTTGTAGCGCAGCTGGGTGACTTCCTGCATCAAGACAGTATTGAGGCGGTTACTCCAACCAATCGACACCTGCTGGATGCGGATGGCCGGTTCTCCAAGGTGGTGACAGTTGCGGTCCGAGTGCTGCGGCGCATCATTGCTTTGGCCTTGACCAAGCATGAAAAGGTGATTGTCATCATGGCCGAAGGCAATCACGACATTACCAGCAGCATCTGGCTCAGGGTAATGTTTCGGACCTTGTTTGAAAATGAGCCCAGGGTGCAAGTGATTGACAGCGAACTGCCCTACTATGTCTATCAGCATGGGCAGACGATGCTGGCTTTCCATCATGGCCATTTGAAGAAGAACGATCAACTGCCTCTCTTGTTTGCTTCGCAATTCCCGCAAATCTGGGGCTCTACTGCCAAACGATATGTGCATACCGGCCACCGGCATCACATTGAAGAGAAAGAGCATAGCGGGATGCTTGTGGTGCAACACCCCACACTGGCGGCCAGGGATGCCTATGCGGCTCGGGGAGGATGGGTTGCAGAACGACAGGTGCGAGCTATCACCTACCATGCCCAACATGGTGAGGTGGCGCGCAATACTATCGTGCCGGAGATGCTGGCATGAGTGCTTGGCTGATTGCTGCCGTAGGCGTGGTGTATGCCTATGTCAGCCTAGAGCAGTTCCTGAAGGGCAACCCCGGGATGGGGATTGCCTACTTCGGATATGCAGTCGGCAACATTGGCCTCTACATGCTGGCTAAGTAACTCGGTTCGCAGATGTGAGAACTTCTGCCAATTTCTGCAGGTAATGCGCACCTTTAAGCGCCTCTTGCGAAGAGGCATCTTTGTGTCCAAGCCGCATCACATACTTTAAAGCGCAGCCACGGTAATAACCGATGCGCTGATCTATGGGCCAAGAATCCACTACGTCCCAAGGCTCGACAGCCAGACGTTTGTAGTGATCACCGCCAATTTGGATTTCGTTGGCAGACATCACTGCTCCTTTACAAACACGCCAGAAGCCATCAGAGTGCCCTTGCGGTGCTTGATCTGGTCATAGGCCATCTCTAGGCAGTCCACCAGATTGAAGTCCTGCAGAGCGCAGTAGTTGATCAGGCAGACCATAACATCACCCACGGCGTCCATAGCCTCTTCTTTTTGGCCCTTCAGGGTAGCGTCGGCAAGCTCACCCATTTCGGACAAAGCCTTCAAAAGTTGAGCATGGGGGGTGCTATTGGGAATAATTTTCCGAGCTTCGGCCCATCGAACCACATCAGATTCAAGTGCTGCGTACGTAGTCATTTCGTGGACTCCTTAAATTTTTCCCAAGACCGGATGACATTGACAGCCATTTTTTGCGTGGCACTTTTACTGTACGTGCAAAATTTACTGGCAATAAACGCATCAATTTGAGGGTTCATATTGCAGATCGCTTGATGTTTGCGCGCCATGTTTTCATCAGTAAAAAATGCGCCATCACTAGTTTGGAACACTTCAATTTTTTGCATTTCTATTCCTTAAACAATCATTCGAATTTGAGTACTGGTCAAGCACTCGCCAGTCTTGGGGTTGTACAGACTGCCGGTAATGGAGTCTGCCCAATGCTTTCCCAATTCTTTGTACTCATTGCTGATCGGATCAAACTGTTCCACTTCAATCATTTGGAACTTGCGTTGCATCCGGCCTTCAATGGTTTCTACGGTCTTTGCAACCGAGCCCGTCTTTAGCATGTGAAATCCCTGCGACAGACAGGCTGGTTCGCCTTTAATGACGATGTGTTTCATTTTGAGGGTGAAGGTACTCGCTGCGTCTGGTTGCGTTCCCCCGGGTTGTCCCAGAAGACCAGCATCCGCTTTCCCCCCAATTCAGGTCAATAGTGGCAGCCGCACATCATTTTGCCGCTCGGAGTCGGATAGCACTGATAACGAGTACCAGCCGGGCAGGAAGCAGCGGCGATGCCGGAGATGGTCAGCAGGATGATTGCGATGAATTTCTTCATGATGTTGCCTTTCAGTGATTACCAAGGAATATCGGAGTCTTCTTCTTTAGCCTTGCGAGTGGGCTGGCTGCTTTGACGGGTCTGTTCCTGCTTCTGCCGAACCGACAGGCTGATGAACTTCTGACCGCCTTTGCTGACCTTAGACCAGCCGGAAATCCAGTATTCAGTTCCTTCAATATTGATGGACCCGCTCAGGTCCGGGTGCTTTTCTTCGGTCTTTTTGTCGTTCTTAAACAGAGAGCCGCGATTCGTGGAGTCATACGTTGTCATGTTTTTTCCTTTTTGGATGCGTTAATGCTTTTTCAATGTCCCATTTGGCGAGTCTTTCGCGCAAAGAGGATTCGTTCAGTCCTAGTTCTTTTGCCCAATCTGATACGCATTGCGTTTTCCCATTGAACTCCAAAACTCGTGTGCGACTGGTATTTCTCATTTGCACTGAGCGTGTAGCCCATATGCAATTGTCTGGTGAATAACCTTTGGAATTGTCTAGTCTTTCAATTGTGGTTCCTGCGGGTGCTTCTCCCATATCCTCCAAAAAGTTGGCAAAGTTTTTCCATCGTTCGCAAACCGTAATTCCTTTTCCGCCGTAATCTGCATATCGCAGTTGTGATGGATTAGTGCATCGTTGCCACATCATGAGCCAGCGGCCGTATAAAGGATGCTTGCGTAAACCATGCCGGTTTTGTTTGGCTTTTGCCATAGTCACCTCATCAGAGTGTCATCAATGAAGGTGTGGCAGGCGATGATGAGTCGCTTTTTAGGCTGCAGACCCTAGCCACGCCATCATTGTACTCTGCACGGTGGTCATTGCGCTTCCTTTGCTTTCTTCAGAGTAGAGCGGACCTTAGAGTCCAGATGGTCCCAGAGCCAAGTTTTTTGCTCGGCCTCTAGGTTTTCGCTTTCCAAGGCGAAATAGGCCTCTTGAGGCTGACCACTGCCTACAAGCTGGGTAACTTTGGTGGCAAGCTCCAAGAGATATTCTTTTTCTTCTGCGGGCAGATTGGCTCCAATATCTCCGCGAGGCGAGTGCTTGATGCTGGCAGGCACAGGACCCTCTTCCGGCAGGTCCTCACCCGCGTAGATGTACAGACCCAGGCCATGCAGTGCCAGCGCCTTGGCCAT